TTAACCTCCTTGTGAGGGCCCCTTATAGGAGCCCTGCTTGTTTGAGTATGGTTTTAATGGTCTTTGGTGCAAGTTCTCTCTTGGGGTGAGGGATGGTCACTTTCCCCGGCTTGCTTGGATGCTTGAATTGATGATGACTTCCCACTATGGCAACCAATCTCCAGCCGTCTTTTTCAACAAGTTTGATGAGTTCGCGGGAAGTAATATTCTTCATGTTGTCCTCCTTTCTATCTTTATTATAACACGTATAAATAGTACGTGTCAATAAAAATACGTATAATTAATACGTTTTTCGGAGGTGGTGAATGTGCAGTGATGCATAAGAAGGCAGAAGCCGACTATCAGCGCGGCATGAAATATAAGGACATCGCCGAAAAGTATGGCGTATCGATAAACACGGTTAAGAGCTGGAAGCAGCGGCATGGCTGGGAGCGAAAGAAGGGTGCACCCTCTGAAAAAGGTGTGCACACAAAAAAGCCGGGTGCACCAAAGGGGAATAAGAACGCTGTAGGGAATCGGGGTGGGGCCGGTGGGCCACCGCGTAACGATAAAGCTGTTACGCATGGACTGTTCCAAAAGTTTATGCCGGCTGAGTCGCTAGAGATCATGCAGCAGCTTCAGGAGAGCAGCCCGCTCGACATTGTTTGGAATAATATCATGATTCAGTACACGGCCATCATTCGGGCGCAGCAGATTATGTATGTTAAGGACAGGGACGATGTTACGACCACTAAGATCGAAGAGAAGGGCGGCAACGTATGGGGGGAGAAGTGGGAAGTCCAGCAGGCGTGGGACAAGCAGGCTACCTTCCTTCAAGCACAGAGCCGGGCCATGGCAACTTTGCAGGGGCTTATTCGACAGTATGAGGAGCTTCTTCGGACAGAGGCCGCTACAGAGGAGCAGGAGCTTCGAGCGAAGAAGTTAAAAGCTGAGGTAACCTTGCTGGAGCAACAGGCTGCTAAGGATGATGATAAGCCAATTGAAATCCGCATTGTCCGGAAGGGTGAGCGGTCATGACGGAAAAAGAGGTCAATCCGCATTTCGAGGACTTCTTATTCGACTGGCAGCATCGCTATTATTTTCTTGTCGGTGGTTACGGGTCGTCAAAGAGCTATCATGTCGGCTTGAAGCTGATCCTGAAGCTGCTAGAAGAGAAGCGGACCGCGCTGGTTGTGCGGGAAATATACGACACGCTGCGCGATTCTACATTTGCCCTTCTTAGCGAAATCATCGTTGATCTTGGGCTTGAAGGTAAGGTTAAGCCGGTCAGTTCGCCGATGCAAATTCGTTTTCCGAACGGAAGCCGGATTATTTTCAAGGGCATGGACAAGCCTGAAAAGCTGAAATCCATTCATAATGTATCGATTGTGTGGGTAGAGGAATGCAGCGAGGTCAAGTATGCCGGCTTTAAGGAGCTGATTGGCCGCTTGCGGCATCCGTCATTATCCTTGCACATGATCCTGAGCACAAACCCGGTCAACACGGCTAACTGGTGCTATAAACATTTCTTTAAGGACAGCAAGGCAAAGACGCTTGTTCTGGATGACGAGCAGCTATACCGGGATCGCATCATAGTGATTGGCAACACGTATTATCATCATTCTGTTGCCGATGACAATCTCTTTTTGCCTGGAAGCTACATCGAACAACTGGACGACATGAAGGTATACGACCCGGACCTGCACCGTATAGCCCGCCGAGGCCGCTTCGGAGTAAATGGCCGCCGCGTGCTGCCGCAATTCGAGGTTTGGCCGCATCAAGATGTAATGCAGGCCATTAAGCGGACGCCTTCGCTCATTGATCGCGTGGGCATGGACTTTGGCTTTGAGGAATCGTTCAACGCATTAGTGCGCTTGTCCATCGACCATAACGAAAAGATTCTGTACATTCACTGGGAATATTACAAAAACAAAATGACCGATGATCGGACAGCTGAGGAAATCAAAGAGTTCAAGGATTCCGGTGAACTGATCCGGGCCGACTCAGCGGAGCCTAAAACCATAGCCTACTTCAAGCAAAAGGGTTTTCGGATCAAGGGCGCCAAGAAGTTTCCGGGTTCTAGGCTCCAGAATACAAAGAAGGTCAAGCGGTTCAAGAAAATCATCTGTTCCGATGCTTGTCCGAATGCCATGGATGAATTGAAAGACTTAACATATGCCGTGGATAAAGCGGGGGATATCATCGAAGATGAATTTTCGATTGACCCTCATACGTTCTCGGCTATTTGGTATGCGCTTGATGAATACGAGGTGGCCGACATGAAGGGCGCTGGCGTATCATTCCGAAATTGAGAGGAGGGAACCTATGAGTACGCTGCAGGAGATTCTTGCTAACATTTCCGCCAACGCACCGATGACGATACCTGAAATCATTCAGGAGGAAGTCGGAGAGTGGGAACGGTCAGATGAGCGGAAGCTTATGTTGGCTGGTAAGCAGTATTACCGCGTCAAAAATGACATTTTGAAGCATCGGCGGCAGGTAGTTGGTGAAGAAGGTCGCTTGGTCCATGCTGAGAATCTGGCTGATAACCGAATCCCGCACGGCTTTGTCCGTAAGCTGGTCGATCAGAAAACCGGCTATCTGCTGGCCCGGCCGTTTGAGGCCACTACAGACGACAAGACATATCAAACAGAGCTTGATAACTTTTTTGACAAGGCGTTTAAAAGGCGCTTGAAAAACGTTGGCAAGGATGCAATCAACTGCGGAAAAGGGTGGCTGCAGGTCTACTACAACGAGGACGGCGAGCTCAGCACTATGCAGCTGCCGCCGGAGGAATGCTTGCCGATCTGGAAGGACAGCGCGCACACGGAGCTGGCTGCATTTATCCGGTCGTATGATGTGACAACCTACGTTGCAAAGCGAAAGCAGGTCGTCCGGCACTTTCAGTGGTGGGATCAAGACGGCATGAAGCTTTACGAAAAGGATGGCGGCCAACTCCGGCTGCTTGATGAGGCAAGTCACTTCTCATATGTGGAGGGTGAGGAGACGCGCCCTATGAACTGGGAACGGCTTCCGTTTATCTGCTTCAAGTACAACGATGAGGAGCAGCCGCTGCTGGATCTGATTAAGCAGCAGGTTGATGACTATGACAAGCAGAAGTCGGCCAACGCTAACAATCTGGAGGATTTGCCCAACAGCATTTACGTTGTTAAAAACTTCAGCGGGACCAGCGGAAGCGAGTTTCGGAAAAACATTGCACGGTACCGAGTGGCCTTTGTTGACGGAGATGGCGACGTCCAGACAATCAGCTTGACGATCGACACAGAAGCTTACAAGAACCACATGGAGGAGAATCGTAAGAACATTTACGAATTCGGCCGCGGCATCGACACCCAACGCCAAGAGGTCGGCAACGCCTCCGGGCAGGCACTGAAGTTCCTCTATGCCGATTTGGATATGGACATGAACGACATGGAAGCCGAGTTTCAGGCTTCGCTGGAGCAATTGCTTTGGTTCGTTGACGTGGATATTGCAAATAGAGGCGGTGCTGACTATGCCGACAAAGATGTTAAATTCATCTTTAACCGCGATATCATCATCAATGAAACCGAGGCCGTGACAAATGCGAAAAACAGCGCCGGCGTAATCAGCGAGCGGACGATAGTGGCCAATCATCCGTGGACGACGAACACGGACGATGAGCTCAAACAGATGGAGAAAGAGCGAAAAAAAGCCTTATCCGCTTATCCAGGGCTCAGTGGTGACCCTAGAACTGATCCGAACGGTGAGGAAACATGAGAACCGAGGAGTATTGGGCGGGCCGGATGGAACAACTGAACGAGGCTGAGCTGCGTAAAGGTGAAGCTTACATTCGGATTCAGAACGAAGAGTACGATAAAGCGATGTCCCGGATCCGGAAGGAGACGGAAACCTGGTATGCGCGTTTGGCTAAGAACAATGACGTTAGTATGGCCGAAGCCAGAAAGCTGCTCACAGCGAATGAGCTAAAAGAATTTCATTGGGACGTTCAGGAGTATATCCAGCGAGGTCGTGAAAACGCCGTTGATCAACGTTGGATTAAACAGTTGGAAAATGCCAGCGCCAAGGTCCATATTACTCGTCTAGAGGAGTTGGAAACCAAGCTGCGTCAAGAAACGGAGCTGCTAGCTGCTCGCCGGGTTAAAGGAACGTCCAGCGTAATGGCTGATATCTACAAGGACGGCTATTACAAAGGGATATATGAGATCCAGCGCGGGAATGGTAAAGGGCTCCCGTTTGCGAGGCTGGACATAAAGCAGATGGATAAAGTGCTCGCGAAGCCTTGGGCACCTGACGGTCGAAATTTCAGCACTCGTATTTGGGAGGATCGCGATAAGCTTTACGCAGAGCTTCAGAAAGTGCTGACGCAGGATCTGATTCGGGGTGAAGCTGCCGAAAAGGTCATATCAGACTTTGCAGCGCGCATGGGTGTCAGCAAAAGCGTTGCCGAGCGCTTGGTTCTAACAGAAGCTGCTTATTTCAGTGGACAAAGCCGAATTGACGGATACAAGGAAACAGGCATCACGCATTACAAGTTCGTGGCTACACTGGATAGGCGAACCTCGAAGATATGCCGTGATTTGGACGGTGAAATTTTGCTGTTGGACGAGGCTCAGGCTGGCGTGAATTACCCGCCGTTACATGCTTATTGCCGATCAACCACGACTCCTCATTTTGAAGATTCGTCAGAATCCGGCAAGAGGGCAGCCCGAAATGATGAGGACGGCAAAACTTACTACGTGCCAGGCGACATGACGTATAAGGATTGGGCCGCAAAGCATGCACCGAAAAGTGCGACCAAGCCACCTGAGCCAGATCCGCCGAAACCATCAGGACCGCCTCGTGTCCCGCCAGCGACTCCTGCACCACAACAGCAGCCATTTACTCCTGCTAATACATTTCGTGAAGCAGAAGCGGTGGCTAAGAAGAACTATGGGTTTGATTATGTTGATTACAAGGGACTTGATTTGGAAAGCGTGAATGCCGTCAACGAGGCTATTCATACCGCAATGACTGAGTTTCCAAGCTTGAAAGGCTTCGCGAAGAAAATCAGTGCGGTTGAAGATGATAATTTTGTGGCGCAGGCATCTGTGCAATATGAGGGCGGTGTCCTGACATCAAATTTGAAAGTATCATCCCGCTATTTCAATTCTGAAATAGATGATATAATCGAGGCATCTGTAGCAGCAGGGCATTGGCCACAAGGTTCAAATAGGCGGTCTATATTCGTTCACGAATTTGGCCACATCGCTGAATATGCTCATGCAATCAAACTGATGGGCGGTTGGACTGGGGTTCAGATGGATGTTGACGATATTCAAATCGCTTTTACCCGAATCACCAAAGGCTCCTTGTCGGCTTCCATTTTATCGGAGGCCTTGGAGAACCTTGGATTGCCGAATACGCCTGAAGTCATCAAAAGAGAGCTTAGCGCTTATGCGACGACTAACACCAAGGAGACGCTAGCGGAAGCTGTAGCAGAGGCACTAGGTACAAGTCAGCCCCGCCGCTTGTCCCTAGAGATATACAGAATCCTACAGCGTAAAATGAAGGAGGTTGGTCTTTAGTGGTTCCATTTATCCCGCCAAAACTGGTGCCGTGGATTGATTTTGGTCCGAATGAGGTTATTTTAAAGCCTGACGCCCCAAAGGAACTGTACCCACTGTATGAAAAGTTGAAAAATGATATGGCAAACGGGCAAGATCAAATGAATCCAAAACTTTAAGCACTCACGCATTGGCGAGGGTGCTTTTTTCATGGGCTGGAGGTGTGAGAATGCTTAAGCAATATAAAAAATCGGTATTTGTTGAAGTCATCGAATTTACAAATGAGCCGTTTAATCATCAAGCCATTATCGATTTTACGGATCTGCCGATAAGCGTCGAGTATGCCAGCGAAGGCGTGCAGCTCCGTGTGATTCGCGGTGCTTATAGTGTGTTGATTGCAAAAAAAGGTGAATTCATTGTAAAAGAGGGTGACGGATCGTTGCGGGTCAGCACAAAGGAAGCATTAGAAGCTGAATATGAACTTGTTGAATGATTGGGCCCTGGCTGAGACTGCCGGGGCCTTCGTCGTTCCCCGCGATGCAAAATAATGGGGCATCCACCGGGCGCAACCGGGAAAAAAGCGAAGATGGAGGAATTGAAATGAATAAAGATCAATTTGTTGCGTTGGGTTTATCTGAGGATCTGGCCACGAAAGCAGCAGCCGCTTCTGCGGAGGAACTGAAAGGTTTTATCCCCAAAGCTCGCTTTGACGAAATCAACGAAGCAAAGAAACAGGCGGAACAAGACCGGGATAAGGTATCCGGCCAGCTTGAAGAAGTAAAAAAGTCCGCAGGCGATAACGAAACCCTGAAACAGCAGATCGAGAAGCTACAGGGTGAGAACAAAACAGCCAAGGACGAGTACGACGCTAAGGTCAAGGACTTGCAATTGACGACGGCCATAAAGCTGGCGTTGACTGGTCAAGCGCATGACCCGGATATCGTCGCTGGGCTCTTGGACAAGACGAAGATCCAACTGGATGACAATGGCGCCGTAAAAGGTGGCTTGGACGATCAGGTGAAGGCCCTGCGCGAGAGCAAGAGCTTTTTGTTTGCTGCTAAAGAAGAGAAGCCGAAGTTTAAAGGAACCAAACCGGCAGAGGGTGGCGACCCTAACGGCGGCGGTGGAGATACAAGCACTGGCGCTAATTTTGCAAAAGCGGCAAATGAAAGCGGAAAAGCCCCCGCAGCCGCGCCGAATCTTTGGGCTTAAGAAAGGAGCATGAATCATGCCATTTGTAAAATGTAAAACAGAAGTCAGCGAAATCAACTTTTTGGCCAGCTCGAAGGTGATTGCCCATACGTATCAGATCGATGATACGGGCATTACTGCCAATGCCCAGGGGCGCAAGATCGTACCCGCCGGCACCGTGTATCCGTCCAACGACGCGGAAGCGATCGGCATCACGTACACCGATACCGATGTCACCGAGGGGCCGCAACCGGGCTCCGTGCTTATCGACGCATGGATTCTGGAAGCGCGCTTGCCTGTTGCCCCATCGGCTACAGCAAAGACAGCATTGGCCGCAAAATCTGGTATTAAATTCAAGCAAATTGGAGGTTAATCAATCATGGCAAACATTTTTGAACTTTTCACACAGCCGGATATCCTGAACTACTTGAAAGAACGGACGTATACACCGATGCTGGGTGAGCTTTTGTTTCCCGAAGTGAAACGCGAATCGTTGGAATTCGACATGATCAAAGGCGCAGGCCGTCTTCCCGTTGCCGCTAGTGTTCATGCCTTTGACACGGAAGCCGAAATCGGCAGCCGCGAAGGCAGCAAGGAAGCGCTGGAGCTGGCGCTTATCAAGCGCAAGCTGCAGATGAAAGAAAAGGACATCATCGCCTTGGAAAACCCGCGTACAAGCCAGGAACAGCAATACCTGATGAGCCTGGTCTACAATGACATTGATGTGCTGGTCAAAGGTGTACGAGCTGAGGTTGAACGCTTCCGCATGTCGGCGCTGGCAAATGGGCAGATCCCAATTTCCGAAAATGGCCTAAACATGGTTATCGACTATCATGTGCCCGCCGCTCATCAGGAAATTCTGTCGGGTACATCGCTCTGGACGGTTCCGGATAGCGATCCGATCGGGGACCTGGAGCGCTGGGCAGATGCCCTTGACGAAAAGCCGGCTCGCGCAATGACGTCGACAAAGGTGTTGAGTGCCCTATTGCGTCATCCGAACATCATTGGGGCGCTCTACGGCAATAACTCGCTACGTGTACCGACTCGCGCGGATCTGAACGCATTCCTGACACAGCATGACTTGCCTGTATTCGCGGTTAACGATGGCAAATATCGCAGGCAGGCTGCGAACGGGACGTACACAACGCACCGTTATTTCCCGGAGAACAAAATTGCGCTCTTTGGCGCCGGTACCCTTGGCGAAACCATTTACGGGCCTACAGCCGAGGAAATCCGTTTGTCGCGTAACGAAAACGTGGATACGTCCATTGTGGGCAACGTGCTGGCGATGGTTTACGAGGAAGGCAAAGACCCTGTTGCGACATGGACCAAAGCCGTTGCCACAGCTCTTCCGAGCTTTCCAGAGGCGGACAATGTATTCCAAGCGCAGGCCATTTAAGGAGGGCATAGCACATGAAGGTAGAAGTGAAGGATACTGCAATCAGGCACGATGGGACGCTCTATTCCAAGGGGGCGTCCTTTTCTGTTGCTCCAGAGCAGTATGAACGCATCAAGCAGCATGTCGAAGTGTTGGAGAAAGACAAACCTGTGGCGGAGAAATCGATTGACGAAATGACGGTACCGGAGCTTAAAGGGTATGCTGCAAGTTCCGAACCTCCAATCGATCTCGGCGATGCAACCAAGAGGGATGAAATTCTAGCGAAAATCAAGGCGGCGCTTAATCCGGCCGAGTAGGAGGCCAGTATGGATTTTGAAAGCCAAGTATTTGAATTGATCCGGCGGCGGTTAAAACTTCCGCCGGAGAACGAGTCGCTGGATGAAACCATTGAAATGTACATGGATGAAATCAAGCAGCGCATCCTCAATTTCACGAAGCAATCCGCGGTACCCGAAGGGCTGAAATATACCTGGGTCAATATGGTCATCGATCTGCTGAAGGTCCGTGACTTTGCTTTGCCTGAAGTGTCTGCGCTAATTGGTGATGGAGCCATGGACATTAAAATCGGGGATACGACGGTCAAGCTTGCTGCTGCAGGTTCGGTATCCGTTGACGACATTGTGACCGGGTACACGGCGGATTTACGTCGGTACCGCAAAATGGGGTGGCAGGGATGATTGACCATAATCGTTACCGCACGGCGATCGAGCGGATGTATGAGGATAAAGCAACCATCAGCCGGCACGTCGCGGTAAAGGACCCAGTGACCAAGGAGACAAAGCAGGAGCTGCAGCAAATCTATGAGGAGCAGCCCTGCAAGCTCTCGCAGACGGGCCTTGCTAAAAACGGCCAGACTGAGGATGCCAACAACCTGCAGTATGATGCCAAATTGTTTATTGCACCGGAGCTTGAAATCAAACAGGGCGATGTTGTGGACGTGGTGCGCAGGGCTACCGGACAAGCGGCAACCTACACAGCAGGCCAGCCATTCCCGCCATATGGTAGCCATCAGGAAATAATGTTGACGGCGAAGGGCTGGGCGTAATGGCATGGGGAACATTGGGAGTTTTGATTTCTCAGCATTCGGTCAGTTTCATAGTGGATTGAAAGCGATGGGCAAGGCATTTCCTGGCTTCATGGTTGAATGTATCCAAGAGTTGGCTAATCGTCTACTAGCGAAGGCTGTCCCACGTACACCTGTGGAGCAAGGAGAACTGCGACGGGGGTGGACGATTGGACAAGTTAGCATTTCCTCAGCAGGTGCAGAAATCGAAATCTTCAACCCGGTTTACTATTCACCATATATTGAATACGGTCATCGGATAGCAAACGGCCAAGGGTGGGTCGAAGGGCGTTTTATGATGACGATCTCCCTGCAGGAGCTTGAACGTGAGCTACCAGCCATTATGGAAAAGAAAATGGAGCGGTTTGTGAATCGCTTCCTGGGAGGAAAGTAAGGTGCATGTTACTTACAATCATGTGCGTTATGCATTAAACGCAGCCCTTGATACGGCGTTTCCCACTATCCCCTTATCGGGAGAGGAGATTAAGCAGGAACTTGATCCACCTCATTTTTTCGTTCGACTTCTGGAGCCTGATCACACGCAAGAACTTGGACAGCGCTATCGCCGGGATCACCCATTTGTAGTGCGGTATTTCAGTGCAAAACGAACCAATGAAGAAATGTATGACATGGCGGAGCAATTGACGTCAGCACTCAAACGGATAACGGTAGGCGGCCGGCAATGCCAAGGGCAGGGCATGAGGTTTCAAATCGTGGATGAGGTACTTCATTTTTTCGTGACGTATTCGTTGCTCGTTTGGGAGCAACTGCCTAATGACCCGGCAATGAAAATACTTGAACAGGAGGGGAAGATTTTTGAAACGTAAAGAAGAGCAAGAGACGAGACAAGCCCCTATTGAAAACGTGCCCCGCTTTACGAAAAATCAATTTTTGCAATCCCGTCAGCGGTCTGGCCGGGACCGAGATATTCTGGCTGTTGTATTGGCAGATGGTGAGCAATACACCGTATCTGAAGCCGAACGAGCAATGGAGAACTATTTGAAAAGGAGTGTGCAGTAATGGCAGGAGGAACATGGACGGCGCAAAATAAGGTGCGCCCTGGTGTCTATATCAATTTTAAAGCCCGCCCGCAACCACTTGGTAGCTTGGGAGAACGCGGTGCCGTTGCATTTCCGGCGCCGCTACCATGGGGCAATCCAGAAGATGTTATCACACTGGAGGCGGGAGAATATGCGGACAAGGCGTTGGAGCTTATCGGTTTTCCAGCGACAGACCCACGTATTCGCCATATCACGGCTGCTGTCGGACAGGCGAGTAAAGTATTGCTTTATCGTTTGGGTGGCTCAGGATCGACAAAAGCGAAAGCGACTGTTGCCCCATTGACCGCCACGGCAAAGTGGGGCGGGACACGCGGTAATGATTTAGGTATCGTTATCCAAACCAATATTGACGTTCCCGCAGCCTATGATGTGGTGACGTTGCTTGATGGGAATGAGGTAGACCGCCAAACAGTGGCCGTGGTCGCGGACCTGCAGGCAAATGCATGGATTGACTGGTCCGGTACTGGGGAACCGGCTGTGACAGCGGGACTTCCACTCACGGGGGGCACTAATGGCACAGCGAGCGGTTCCGACTTTGCAGCGGCACTATCGGCGTTTGAAGCTCATGAAATCAACGTACTTGGCGTTCCGCTTACGGATTCTTCCAGTAAGCAATTGGCCGTGGCTTACGCACGGCGTCAGCGCGAGGAGGAAGGCAAGAAAATTCAAGTGGCAGTAGTCGGTTATCCTACCGCTGATTATGAGGGTGTCATTAGCCTGAAAAACGGCATTATTACATCGGATGGCCTGCAAGTCCCGGCGGAGTCATTGATATGGGAGATTGCAGCTATGGAGGCCGCGGCAAACGTGAATGAATCGCTTACGTACCGAGCTATCCCAAATGCAGTTGATGCTTATCCGCGTTTGAGTAACAGCGAAACGATCGCTGCGATCAAAAACGGGGAGTTGGTCATTACAGCAACCAACGGATCAGCCGTTATTGAGCAGGATATCAATACGCTGACGAGCTTCACGCCGGATCGGAGCCGGGCATTTAGTAAAAATCGTGTCATGAGGGTGCTGGATGGTATCGGCAACGATGCCAAGCGGATATTTGAACAGTTTTATATTGGTAAAGTGGCCAATAACGCTGATGGCCGCTCGCTGCTAAAGGCAGAAATTGTATCATACTTGACCACGCTGGAGGGGTTAGGTGCCATCCAGAACTTTGACAGCCAAACGGATGTCGCTGTTCTTGCTGGTGCTGATGGTGATGCGGTTATCGTAGAACTAAGCATCCAGCCAGTGGATAGTATTGAGAAGATTTATATGACAGTGGAGGTGGCATAATCATGGCATTCTTTCGAGAAGGCGACGCCATTAGCGGTAAGCATGCAAAAGCCTACGTGACAATTAACGGGCGTACAGAAGAATTGTTCTATGCAAAGTCACTGGAGGCCACTATTGAAAAAAACAAAGTGGATGTGCCTGTGTTGGGTAAAACCAATACGCCTCAACGTTCTGCTGGTTGGTCGGGCACAGGGACACTTACGGTATATTATGTAACTTCAACATTTAGGCAATTAATGCGGACGTATGTAAAGACCGGTCAAGATTTTTGGTTTGACTTGATGGTCGTCAACGAACAGCCTGGCAGCTCCACAGGAAAACAAACGACAAAACTGCTGGGCTGCAACCTCGACAGTGTTATTGCTGCACGATTCGACGCGACTTCTGATGATATGTTGGAAGAAGAACTGCCCTTCACCTTCCATGATTTTGATATGGATGACCAATTCAATACAATTACGGGCGCCTAATGGCGCCCCCTGAGGAGGATATAATAGTATGAGTTTACAAGCCTTTTTTGCACAAAATGTTCAATCTGAAATGACAGAAGAAGTAACGGTGTCTCAGCGCTTTAAGGATAAGGGCGGTAGTCCGATCAAATGGAAGTTGAAGACGCTGACGGAGGAAGAGAATGAGGCAATCAGGAAAACGGCCACGCGGCAGAGCAAAGGGAAAAACGGGGCGCGCATTACAGAAACGAATCAGGAGGAATATGTAGGCAAGCTTGCGGTAGCGAGCGTTGTGTTCCCTGATCTGCAGAATGCGGAGTTGCAAAAGTCTTATGGTGTACTGGGCGCCGACAACCTGCTTAAGAAGATGCTGTTGACTGGTGAATATGCTAACCTACTGCTCAAGGTGCAGGAGTTGAATGGTTTCGACCGTGATATTGATGCGATGGCGGACGAGGTAAAAAACTAATCAATGAGGGCGATCCCGAGGCAAACTATGCCTACTATGCCCTCAATGAATATCATATGATGCCGTGGGACTTTGCGGGGCTTGATGCAGTCAATAAAGCGGCACTGATTGGCTGCATTAAAGTTCGCATCGAAGCGGAAAGGAAGCAGCAGGTGAAAATGAAACGAAAATAACTTTTTCCTCGTATATTGTGGTAATATGTAGAAAATTAGTACAATTGAGGAGTGAGTTGTTTTGAAAAGAATCAGAGATGTCTCAATGGGGATTTTAATTGGAGCCTTGTTGATGGTTGGGGCAACATCAGGATACGCCGCAGTCAAGCAATATCTATTAACCGAAGCTTCGTATCCTATTTATGTTGATGGAACTGCCTACTCGGACAAGGAAAAGCCTGTCTTGAATTATAATGGCAGTACTTATGTCCCTTTGGCAAAATTAGGCGATATTACAGGTGTGAACTATACTTGGAATGAGTCGTTAAAACGTGTTGAAATAGCTACAGGTTTAACAAAAGGGACTGCAACAAACTCCAAGCCAGTGACTGATCCAAAAGCACTCAGCACAATAGATGGAAAAGGAAAATATGCTGGATACAAGCAATTGCAGGGATACACTGATTCTGATCAATATTCGATCTATTTCAAAGGCAATGCTAAATCATATTCTGTGAAAACAGAGGATTTAAGAGGCATCAATTTAAGTGAAATAATAACATGGAAGCACGATGGAAAAACTTACAAAACGTCCAAGAAAGACTTGCATGCTTTTTTCGTTGATACCGCCAAGTTTAAAAATTTTTTAGGGTATACTGATTACACGTTTACAGATGCATGGTATAGTGACACGTTTGGAGACGTATATACTGAATGGGCGAAAGGGTTCGGATACGAGAATGAGGCAGCCAGATGGGTACAGAAGTATTTTGATCAAACCAATCCATCTTCAGGAAGTATAACAACCCTAACGCCAGACACGGAATTTGTTCCAGTGGACGAGCCCATGAAGGAACCTACAATAGAAGAAGTAATAGAAGGAATTAATAAGTTAACTGAAAGTCAACTCTCTTCAGAAGAAAGAGAATTTCTGTCTACTTGGATTAGCCAAAATGAATTAAAAAATAAGTATTCTATTTCTGCAAGTCTTTCCATTGAAAGTATCGATTTTTATAAAATTGACCGCATATTTAAAATTGAAAATGTCCCATCCCAGTTAGAATCGGAAAAAGTAATGACAGGGAACGGAATTAGATATCAATATATAGATAAGGATAAGGTCATTTATTTTAATCGTGCCGATTTAAAGGAACAGGGAATCATTTAATAGATAAGGACAAAAAGAACCTCGTTATGAGGTTCTTTTTTTATGCCGCAGAAAGGAGGAACTCAGTGCCAACAGTATCAACATATCTGAAAATGTTTGACCAGTTCTCTCGTCCGCTGCAACAAGTTAGCAATGGGGTACAGGGCGCTCTCTCCGCTATGGAGCGGCTAAAGCGAGTAGTAGAGGCACCCGTCACGATGAAGATCGATACCTCCAAAGCAGCTGAGGCCATTACCCGCACCCAGGCGCAACTAGCTGGCGCAAGTGGGAAAAGCGCAATTCAAATTGCGATCGACAGTCAAAGTGTTGCGCAGGATTTGAATGCGATCCGTCAGCGTCTGCAGAACGGGTTGACATCGGCGGCGGTACAGGTTGGCCTGAATGCACAGGAGGCGCTACAAACTGCACCATTAGTACGTGATCGAATCGCAGCTGCGCTTGGAACAGTGGATGTCACGGTTCAATTAACTGTACCGGGAAGCGTGCCAGCTATACATGTCCCTACTTTGGACATACCTTTACAACTGGATACTGCAGGAGCTGGCACACAGTGGCAGACATTCCGTGAAAGACTGTTAACAGAAGGCCTACCAACTCTTACACTTCAACTTGATATTGAGAAAACGGTATCAGCCATTGCGCGTGCTCGGGAGAAAATAGGTCAGGGCGGATCGCAAGCCATTGAACTGGTTTTGAATGTTCAGGACATCATGCGTAAGGTAAGTGATGTCAAGCAGCAGATCAAATCTACGTTGTCGGAGGCTATTGTGCATGTAACGCTGGACAAGCAGCAGGCTTTGGCGGAATCTGATGTTTTGCGCCAACAGATTCAGAGTACCTTAGGTCAAGTTGAACTGAAAGCAAATTTGGCCATACCGCAAGCAGAGGAGCTTACAAGCCGGCTATCTCAAATGCTAAATGGTGTTTCTCCTATCGTGACGATTAGCCTTGCCTTTAATCATGAGGCTGCCTACGCGCAAATTCAACAAGTGTCAGGACAGTTGAAGCAAACGTCCATCGCATTTACAGCTACTCTTGACGCAAGCGGCGCGTTAGCTGAGGTGGAGCGACTGAAGCAACGGATTACGGCCGGCACATTTTCTGCGATTCATGTCATGCTTGATGCTGGATCTGTCACCAAGGTCTTTCAACAAATCCAGCAGCGTATGCAGTCCGGAACCGAGCAGTTCATGCTAGAGGTGACTTTCAATGCTCGTCAAGCAGTTCAAAAAGCGCAAATGCTAAAAAAGCTGCTTGAGAAACAACTTGATGGCCTAAAGGCACGTATTCAGTTAGAATTGCCTGCATCGGTAAATATGTTGTTCGCCAACCTGCAGCGTATGATGATGAAACTGACAGCTACTACCCGACGCATGACTTCCACTGGCGAGGGTAGCAACAAGCTGGAGTCTGCCTTGCAGCGCATAGTGGCGTTGGAGAAGCAGATTGAACAAACGCAAAGTCGGGTAAACACCAAGATGCACCAAGCAGGCGGTGCTTCGAGTGATTGGATGGGGAATCTAAAGAGTATTGCTGGCGCCTATCTCTCCATTCAAGGTGCGCAACGACTTCTTCAATCAACAATTGGGCAGGCCATGGAACAGCAGAAAATGAGTGACATGTTTGTAGCTCGAACTGGTGATGAAAAAATAGGAACTGGTATGTTTGATAAATTTAAGGCAGAAGCCCTGGCAGCGGGCCAAGATGTAAACAAATCACTCCAAAGTACGTTGTCCTTTTTTTCGACCACGCAAAACACCGATCAATTATCTAAACTGAATAACTTGGCACAACGGATGGCGGCATTTGATAGTGCTGGGAATGGCATTGAAGGGGCAGCTTTCGCATTGAAAGAAGCAATGAGCGGTGATATTGTATCGCTTGCAGAACGCTTCAATATGTCAAAAACAGATATTCGTGCATTTAAAATTGACGATCTTGGAAAATCCGGTAACATGGATGGTTTTATTAATGCATTCGATCAACTTCTCGAAAAACAGCGTATGGGTCAGGACGCTTTTGATAAGATGATGGCCAGTCCTGCGAAGCAAGCCGAAATTTTAGGTAACAACATTAAATCATCCTTGGCGGATGCTGGGCAATCTGGAATGTCTGCACTGATGCCGCTTATTACGATGTTAAACACTGCGTTCCAGGAAGGGAAGTTCCAGCCGTTTTTTGATGGGTTGAGTGCAGGGCTAAGCCTTTTCGCTAATGTGGCCACCTGGGCTGGTCAACTGATATTGGACAATTTGGACATTGTTAAGAACATTCTACTCGCTGTCGGCATTGTGGCGTTGGTTGTTGCGGCCAAATTTTTGATTGCCTGGATCATGGCTGCATGGCCAATTATTTTAATCATTGCAGCTATCGCGGGAATTATTACAATGTTGAACCATTTCGGGATATCTACAGCGGATATCATCGGCTTTGTAGTGGGCTTGTTTATGATGCTGGTCGCATCAATTTGGAATGTCATCGCTTTAATTTGGAATGTAATTTTAGGCTTTGCTGAGTTCCTATTTAATATATTTGTGGACCCGGTGTATGCCATTAAAAAGTTGTTCTACGATTTGGCAATGGCTTTCGGTGATCAGGTATATAACATGGTTCGCAGTGCTGAGGAGTTTGCTGGGGGCTTCACCAAAATGATTGTAGAAGCCATTAATGGTGTGCTTAAAGGATTTAATTGGCTTAGCGATAAAGTGAAGGATCTTTTCGGACTGGATATGGGGCAAGCAAAGCTTTTTGATGAGGAAAACGTGCATGCAATGAGCGATGCTGTCAAAAGTTTGATGGACCAACTAGAGGAACCGACAAGCGACAAAGACGTTTTTGATTTCAGCGATGCCAAAATGGATCCATTAAATTACAAGGATATGTTTGACACAGGCTTTGATTTTGGGAAAGACGCCTTTAACGGCGCATCCGATGCATTGAGCAAAGCGACAGACTTCAGCTCATGGAACACGCAGACAGATCAGAATCGAAACATCGATAAAGTCGGTGAGGTCGGAAAGATTAAGGACACTGTGGATATCAGTAGTGAAGACCTCAAAACAATGCGTGAACTTGCAGAGATGAAGAACATCCAGAACTTTGTAACGCTCCAGCCTCAACTTACCTTCGGGGATACAAATATCCGACAGGACGGTCGGAGTGTAGATGAAATCGTGTCCAATATTGCGGAGCGTATGGAGCAAGAGATTGCTGCTTCAGCCCGCGGCGTGTATGGCGTATAGGGAGGGATGACATTGAGTTACGGCGTATGGCTCTCTTGGAACAATCAGACGGAGGGTTTCCAGCTTCCGATAAATCCGGGCAGCATTGATATCGGAGAAGGCGGTAAGAGTTCCACCTATGATATTGAGAAGCTGGGCGAGGTAAATGTGATTAAGAGCCCCAAGCTCACCACGTATGCATTTGACGGCTTGCTCCCTTCCCGCGAATATCCATATTTGGCGGCGCCGTTGTTCCCGCCTGTGACCGTCAACGGAAAGAAACAAAACTATTATGTGCATTATATTACCAAGTGGATGGCGTCCAAGCGGCCCATCCGTTTTGTTTTAGTAGGGGAAAACTACGAGATCAATACGGCCGCGACTATCGAATCATTTTCGTGGCAGGACGTGGCCGGAAGTGGCGGCGATATCACTTTTTCATTAACACTGAAAAAGTATGTCTTTTACGCTGCGCAGAAGGTGGACGTGGGGCAAACGGCTGCGGGGGCCGTTAAGGTGACCAAGAAGACTGCAGCTCGTGCTAATGATAAACAAACGCCTAAAACCTATAAGTTAGCTGCGGGCGATACGCTTTGGAAGGTGGCTCAGAAGCAACTAGGCAACGGCGACCGCTGGAAGGAGATCCAGGCATTGAATGCAATCAGCAGTGCAGAACTGAAAAGCCTGCAAATCGGAAGGGTGCTGAAGCTGCCATGATTGAACTCATGTTGGATGACAAGCAGGGCAATGTTTGGGATTTGTCCTCCATTGTATCGGATATCAAGTGGAAAACGCAGCGAATCGGCAAGGCTGGAAGCCTGGAGTTTACGCTAGTCAAAGGCGGACTTTATGAGAACCAGTCTTTTTCCTATGCCAATGGCGATATCGTTCGGTTTCGCTATGACGGGACCAATATATTTTATGGTTATATTTTTACGATTGACGGCGGTAAGTCTGAGACGGTGAAAATAACAGCCTATGACCAGATGCGCTATTTGACGGCCAGCGATACCTACGTCATGGCTGGCGTGACGGCAGCGGATGTTATTAAGCGCATAGCGGATGATTTCAAGCTGCGGATCGGCACATTGGCGCAGCCATCCTATCGTATACCAACGATGTCGGAGGACGGGCAGGCGCTGCTCGACATCATCGACAAGGCGTTGACATTGACCTTGCATAATTCCGGCGTCAACTATGTTTTTTACGATGATTTCGGCGAGTTGGTGCTGCGGAATGTGGAGGATATGCTTGTGGACGTCATCATTGGCGATGGAAGTAATATGTACGACTATGCCTATAAGCAGTCCATTGACCAGGACACCTACAACCGTATCAAGCTTTATAAAGACAACAAGGATACAGGTAAGCGTGATATGTACCAAGTCCAGGATAGCGCGACTCAAGCACGATGGGGCGTGCTGCAGCTCTACCAGAGTGTAGACGAGAAGCTGAACGATGCTCAGATCAATGAGCTTTTAGCCACCTTGTCCCAGCTGAAAAATCGGGAGACGCGCAGCCTAAAGGTGGATGCGATTGGAGATGCACGAATTCGTGCAGGCTGTTATGTGCCGCTCATGATTGAGAAACTCGACATTAACCAGACATTCCTGATCGATGCCTGCACGCACAGTTTTGCAGGTAATCACACAATGAATTTGGAGTTGAAGGTGTTATGAGTGTAGAACGATTGCTTGGCGTTATGAAGCAAGCCGGGGTCGGTGCGGTAGAAGCCGGCAATCCGGTTGCCGTACTGTTTGGCGAAGTGGAGAGCAGTAAGCCGCTCGCGGTGCGTGTGGATCAGCGTTTCACGCTGCCGGCAGCTTTTTTGATTGTGCCGGAGTCGCTGTTTCCTTATGAATTAGAGTTGCAGCATGAGCATGGTTATGTGGATAGTACCGGTACTGGCACAGCAAACCGTAAGACTGACCGGGCATTATCTGAACCAACTGTTATTCGTCGTGGTCTGGAGGAAGGAGACAAGGTACTTCTTCTCCGTATCCAAGGCGGCCAACAATATGTAGTGCTGGATCGGGTGGTGAACGCATGATACCTCAAGGGGGACGTATGCAAAATGCCGCGGTTCAGGAAGTGCAACAGCCCTCGCTCACATGGCGGCTTGATTTTGACAAAGGGCGGGTTGCCGGGCGTATCGACGGGCTTGAGGCAGTCAAGCAAGCGGCGTTGAAGGTGCTGCAGACGGATCGCTTCTGGCATGATGTATATAGCTTTGACTATGGTCACGAACTTAGCACGCTGATTGGCGGAAATGCGCTCTATGTGCAGTCGGAAATGTCTCGGATGATCAGCGAGGCACTGCTGCAAGATGACCGAATCACTGGCGTAGAAGGCATAGCTGTAAACGTAGTTGGAGACAGTCTAACTATCCGTTTTACGGTTGTATCGGATTTTGGAAGCTTTGAGGAGGTGGTGACCCGTAATGTATGAGCATATGACGTATAGCACCATTCTTCAGCGGATGCTTGACCGCATTCCGGACGGTATGGACAAACGGCAAGGCAGCGTTATTTATGATGCTTGTGCGCCGGCGGCGGCCGAGCTGGCACAATTGTATATCGATCTGGACACGAATTACAGCCTGTCCTTTGTAGATACGGCCAGCGGGGAGTATTTAAGCCGGAAGACAGCGGAGTTTGGCGTGAACAGAAATACAGCAACTTCTGCTGTGAGATTGGGGCAGTTTTTTAATGCAAGCAATGGCCTTATGGATGTGCCGATTGGCACACGGTGGGCAATCGGAAGTCTGACCTATTCGGCAACCCAACGAATTAGCTTGGGAAACTTCCGAATGACCTGTGAGACGGTCGGGGTAATCGGCAATCAGCAGTTTGGTGCGCTGCTCCCCATTGATTTTGTGGCGGATCTGGCCCGCGCCACATTGGGCGACGTGCTGGTGCCAGGTGAGGACGAAGAAGCAGACGATGCGTTACGTCAGCGATTTTATGATGCGGTCAATGAGCCAGCATTCGGCGGTAATATGGCTGACTATAGGCAAACGTTAGGAGCGCTCCCCGGTATTGGAGCAGTAAAAATCGATCCGGCCTGGAAGGGCGGTGGTACGGTCAAATGTACAATTATTGCGTCGGATTGGTCTGTGCCCTCTGGAACATTAGTTAATGAAGTGCAAACCTTGATGGATCCTACAATCAACAGCGGGCAGGGCAACGGATTGGCACCTATCGGGCACGAGGTAACAGTTGTTGGTGTGACGGGGCGACAGATCAATGTGGAGACAACATTGACTCTATCCGGTGGATTGATTCCCGAGCAAGTGCAGGTGGATGTAGAAGCAGCCATAGCGGCTTATTTGCTGGAGCTGCGGCAAGATTGGTCACATCAACAGCAGCTCACCATTCGGACGGCTCAGATTGACGCCCGCCTGCTGTCCGTACAAGGTGTGGAGGATGTGACAGGCACAGAAATTAATGGAACAGCATCAAATTTGACACTTGGATCAGTTGAAGTGCCGCTCATGGGGACGGTGGTAGTTAATGGGTGACCGTATCATGCAGCATTTGCCGGACTATTACCAGTTAATTGAGGATTTTCGAGCGCTGGATAATACGGAGACGATTGAGCTGGATCTGCTGCAGGGCGCGGTAGACCAACTTTTTAATGACCAATTTGTTATGACATCCGGACTGCAGGCCATCCGTCGGCGAGAACAAATGCTAGGTATACAGGCGAAACCTTCGGAATCACTAGAATTCCGTCGCCGGCGCATTTTGAATCGGTACCAGACAAAACCACCCTTTACCATTCGTTTTTTGCAACAGCAGCTTGATATGCTTGCCGGGCCAGGCATGGCGATTGCTGCTGTTGATGCGCAAGCTTGCGTCCTGACCATTACAACTAACGTGAGTAATGCAAGTGTTTTTGGAGAAATTGCTTATACAGTGGCGACGATTAAGCCCGTAAATATGGCTTACCAGCAAGCAGCAGCACTGGACAATGTAATCGAAGCTGAGGAATCTATTGGCATGCGACAAATGAATTGGCGCTATAAATTGAATGGAAGTTGGCAACTTGGTGCTACTTCTTTTGTTACCTATGGACCGGAGGTGACGGTCAGATGATTAACCCTATTTTATTGGCTGAAATGGCTGAGCATGTAGATCAGAGGATTGCAAAGGTCGTGCTGAATGGTACCTATGAAATAACAGATTTTCGTGTGAAAGAAGTATCAGAAAGTACAGTGGCATTGAATTATGTTGTCCCAGTGGCAGAAGTTTCACTTGTGACACTAATTGAGCTGAAGGATAGCACCGGGACAATCCTAAGTGCTAACGAGGTTTTTGTGCCTATTACGGCCGACCATATGATGCTTCAGACAATTACGATAAAGGAGGGATGATAATTGGCGAAAATAGATTGGGATATGGATGATATAGTGCTGCCCAATGACATGAATCAGATCGGACGAGAAATTAATGACAAGGTGGACAAAGTTTCAGGAAAAAGCTTATCGACCAATGACTACACAACAGCTGAAAAAACAAAGCTGGCAGGTATTGCTACTGGTGCAAACGCCTATGTTCACCCTACTGGGGATGGAAATCTTCATATTCCAGTGACAGGTACCGCTAGTAATGGGAAAGTTTTAAAAGCTGGAGCTACGGCTGGTAGCGCGTCATGGTCTACGCTAACAAAATTGGATATTTCCGACTTCCCCGCGAGTCTCCCGGCAAATGGTGGGGATGCGGATACAGTTGATGGCCTACACGCCAGTACAGGCAGCACTGCGAATACGGTTGCGGCCCGGCAAGGGAACGGGAATTTGCAGGCTGCTGCACTCATTTCAACGGTGGCAGCGGGAACCGCTCCCCTTCAAGTGACGTCAACGACGTTGGTCACAAACCTCAATGCTGATTTATTGGATGGATACCATGCAGATGATGCGGATACAGCTAGCACTATAGCGCTAAGAGGCCTATCTGGCGGCCTAACAGGTCGAGTGCTAATAGCTACGGCCGCGCAAGGCACAGCCCCGTTACAGGTTGGATCATCAACAGTGGTTAAATATCTGAACGCGGATTCTGTGGACGGCTACCATGCAGACATTGCTAACAATATTAACACAGTTGTTGTACGAGGTTCGACAGGTAACATAAGTGTACAAGGAGTGTTATCCAAACTTGGAACAGCTGCTGGAGGCGCCGTCCACTATGCACTTCAAAGTGGTGAGCTTAACCGATTTGGCATAGGGCTGGGCGGTGTTGAATCTGGCGGGGACGCCGGCTCTCAACTTCAAATTTATTCTTATAATGATGCGGGGGCGTGGGTCAGGACTGTTTTGGCGATTGACAGAGTGACGGGAGATGCGGCTTTCTCTAATAACGTATCTGCTGCACGCCTTATATCCAGAATCGGAACAGGCACAGCGCCTTTAGTGGTGTCATCCACAACCGTAGTGTCGAACCTGAATGCGGATATGGTAGACGGCTTTCATATGAATCAGGACGTCAGAACCACAGCAACGCCGTATTTTGCGGGCTTGAGGGTTGCGAGTGCAAGCGCCACGGGCTTGGTCGTTGAGAGAAATTCAAACACTGTAAACGCTGCGATTGAATACCGGACGACAGGCAGCAGTGTATTTGCCGGACATGGTAGTGCCGGAACGTTTGGTATAGGACCAGATGCAAATCTCAGCGCCGCTGCTTTTTATGTAGAGGCTAGTACAGGTAATACTTGGGTTAGACGGCTTACATCTACTGTAGCTACAGGCACCGCGCCCTTTACTGTTGTATCGTCAACTCTTGTAAGCAACCTAAATGCCGACATGGTGGATGGCTACCATGCCGCTACAGCAGATACGGCAAACACACTGGCGACCCGAGATGCTTCACGCAACCTTACTGCTAAAACGTTCATTTCTACTGCTGGACGCGGGGAGGCTCCAATTCAGACAACATCCACAGAATTAGTGCCTAATTTAAACGCCGAGATGGTGGGCGGATTTAATGCCAAGTCATTCGTTGTTCCTATCGCCAATACTACCGGAAATAGCACGGCGTATGTCGCTGCTTTTCTCCCGCAATTCGAGAAGATGCACGGGCAGGGGGTGCGCATTCGTCCCCATACGGCAAGTGGGACAAACCCAACGTTAAACGCCAATGCGACAGGTGCGGCTCCAATAAGGAATGCTGACGGTAGCGCCGCCAAACTAGCTGCGAGTGGCATTTATACGTTGATTTGGGACGAATTTTCATCGGCTTTTATCTTACAGGGTGAAGGAGGTGGTACAGGCGGGATGGTCACACTGGTCTTCCCTTCGACGGCCCCGTTTGGGTATATGTCAAACGAAATAGCTTGGCAGTTCGCTTTATCTGACCCCAAATTGACAGGGAAAACAATGGGTGATATAGACGCAGTTTTTGTGTATTGCCCATTTTCGGGGCATATGTACTCAAATTTAGGTTACACCACCTATATAGCTAATCAAACTGCTTCTTGGACCGCCCTGACAGGTAGCTTAGACAACTTTGTTGTCTCAACTGCTGTCAACTACGTGATGACGTTGGACGTTTCGGTTTCGAGCGGCACTATCTACGTCGATCTAACGTCGAAAATTTCAGCAGGTAGCTTTAATTCCCCGGCAAACGCTAGAGTCTCACCTGAAATTAGGGTAATTTTGAAGTAATGGGCTATCGACAAAAATAACCAAAATAATATGCAATATGAGAGGAGTATTAACATGAGTGAATTTGTCAAAAGGGCCCAAATGCAACTTACTGAGGTCCAAGCTAAGCTTTACATCAACGGGATGGAGCGTAAAGCATTGGAGGAAGAGGCGGCAGGCTTGGCTAGCTTTATTAATTTAAGTCGCCAAGAGGCGGCAGAGGCTGCCAAGAAGGCCGAGCAAGCAGCTGCAACGGAAAGCCCTACAGAAAAGAAACAATAGTATAATCGAATTGAAAATTGTGCTTTACATTACAAGGCTCCGCTACATAAGCGGGGCCTTTACTATTACAAGGAGGTTTTTTCGTTGGACACAACAATTAAAACACTTATCGCCGTTGGCGGTGCAATCGCATCATTCTTGTTTGGAGGCTGGTCTAGCTTGTTATCTATCCTATTGGCATTTGTTGTTGTTGATTACCTCACCGGCTTAACGGCTGCTGCTAAAGAGGGGACGCTTAGGAGCGATGTCGGGCTATGGGGCATCGCCAAAAAAGTAATGATTTTTGGAATTGTCGCCGTTGCCCATTTGGTCGATACGATCCTCGGCGGTTCGCACCTATTTAGGGACATGGCAATATTCTTTTATCTCTCTAATGAGCTACTGTCGCTAATCGAGAACGCCGGCCGGATCGGCGCACCTATTCCGCCGGGGCTGCAGCGGGCGGTTGAGGTGCTGAAAAGCAAGTCTGGAGGTGCTGACGATGATCGAACACAAACGAGCCAGGATAAACAACAGTAAAGTTGAGCAGGGGCCGCTGACATACACGCGATCAGGCCAGTACAGCAAAGGGGAGGGCTGGACGGATTATCGCCAGCTCGACATTCCAGGGGCAGCCATTGTCCGGACGGAGCTGGTCACAGCCAAGGGCAAAACAGTATCAAGCATTCTGGCAGATATGGTCAAAAAGTACGGCGGTAGTTGGGTGTGTCTCAACGGCGCCTTTGTTGCGTCCGATGGATCGTTACTGGGCCTTACACACCGAGAAGGCAAGGCTATCTATCCTGATGTCAAAGGTAAGACTGAGCAGCGTCCTCACCTGTACCGCAAAGGCGGACGCTTTGGCATTGGTAGGCAGTCCAGCCCTACAGGACTTGATTGGGCAATCTCTGCTGTGCCTACGCTAGTACAAAGTGGCAACGCCATCCTTACGCCCATTACCGCAGAGCAAACGCCATCAGATGTACAAGCCACTAACCCGCGCATGATCGCAGGCATCAAGCCGGATGGCACACTGGGTATAATCGTTGTGGATGGGCGCGGCACTTACGACAAGGGCTTTACCAGCCGGGAGGCGGCGATCCTTTCCGCTCACCTTGGCTATACCAACGCGGTCAACCTGGACGGCGGTGGCAGCGCAACGCTGGCGACGAATAACGACCAACTCCGCAAACTGCTGGACATCGACAAGGCCAACGGCAACAAGCGTCTGTATCACGTTGCAGACATGGGAGCAGATCAACAGGAGCGTGTTGTCCATCATGCGCTTTGCATCCAAGTAGATCCGGCCAAGCTGCTGCCGGATTACATTGTGGACCATATCCCAGTCAGTACGCCTAATAACCGTCGTTCGGGGCGCACGCTTAAAGCCACGACCTTGACCATACACAATACCGGCAATCCAACCAGCACAGCTCACAATGAGCGCAATTGGCTGACTAACCCTACCAATAATGTTACCGCGAGCTATCACATTGTCATCGGGCCGGAGACAACCGCAGCTGACAGCCGGCCTATCGCAATCGAGTGTTTGCCGCTTAATGAGGTTGGCTGGCACGCTGGAGACGGCACCAAGGCGGACGGTGGCAATATGACGTCCATTGGCATTGAGATTTGCGAGAGTGGCAATTATGCGGCCACGCTTGAGTATGCAGTTCAGTTAGTCGCAGGAATGCTTATGGAGCGTGGCTGGAGTGTTGATCGATTGAGGCGTCATTGGGATTGGCCGTCATCCTCCGGATACCGCAAGATTTGCCCACGTTTGATGTATGATGGCGTGGAATGGACGGGCTGGGCAGAGTTTAAAGAGAGGGTGAAGAAAGCTATGGGATCAAAAAACGAAACGCCGCCGGCGCAGCCAAAAGATGATGTTACCGGCCATTGGGCGGAATCAGACATCAGGGCCGTTCAAGCAACCGGATTAATGTCCGGATTCCCTGATGGTTCATTCCGTCCGGATAAAGAAGTTACTCGTGCGGAGTTGGCGGTTATTTTATTGAGAAAGCAGTAAGCGTTATAATTTGAAGAGGAATTTGTTGTATAACTGCAATGTTTAGTATAAAATGAGAACAAGTGTTCTTGAGATCATTAGTTCCTGTTGTCACTAAAGTATAAATAAGGGAAAATGAGGCATATATACCTAAACCCTTATAGAAATGGAGTGGCAACATGATAACCAAATACGTCAAATTCGACTATTTCAAAGTAGTTTTTAGGCCTTTTGGAGCGCCTGAGTCTGTGCCAGATGACCCCTATGATTTAAGACCGCTGATTTATGATTTGAGCAAGAGGTCTCTTTCCGATAGAGTAGTTCCTTATAAGCAAGAAAAAGCTCGAATGGATTCTCATGGCTTTGATCCTAAAACGAACTTATGGGATGTTTATTTTTCCCGTCTTCGTGATTTTAATCTTCCATCTAGAGCTAAAGAAGATGGTCCTTCAGAGCCATTTGATTTAGATGATGATGAATACATTGGTGAAAATGTTTCAGTGCTGTATGATGAGGATTATCATATATTAATGGTTCAACGAAATCGCTATAGCTTGAGTCCCTCTGCCTTGGAAGAATATTTTAATCATGTTTCTGGTGATTCTACTAACGTTATTTGTTTTCGACCAATCTCAATTCCGGATCCAAAGACCAGAGCAAAAAATGCGCATTATATTAGGAAGATCCGAGTAAGATTTGCTAATCTAGATAAAGTGAAGCTTGAAGGCAGGGGAACTTCATTAACAAAGTGGTTATCACTACTTGATGAGTATGAACCAGTCACAGGAGAAGTTATTATTTCGGTAGGACGTCAAAGAAAAGCCTCACTTGAAAATTTAAGCGGCTTTATTGATGAACTAGTCGAAAATAGGGATATTGTTTCAGGGGCAGAGGTTTTAATCAAGAAGAGTGATCTTGTTGATGCAGAAATTGTTGATTTGTTTGAAAATAACGCCTACGATGTTATCAGTTTCACGGTACCGCCGAGAACCGTATTAAATCACGAAGCTGTTATTTATGAAATGGGAAATGTGTATATTAATAGAAGATCGGAAATAGTTGGTTATCTTAAATGAGAGGTGAAAGTGATGGGGAGAGTTTGGGATAAGGTTTACCCTGTTATAGTTTCCTTTTTCATAACTGGGGTATTTCTATCATTTGGACTTGATTCAAAATTAGAAGGATTTGAAAAGGTCCTAGATGGAACCATCACTTTCGCTTCAATTGTTGTAGGTTTTCTTGCCGCACTTCTTGCTATAATACTGAGTATTTCAAAGTCTAAAGTTATGAAACATCTATATAATTACATAGATGTAAATAAAGGTAAGAAAATTTTATTTAGCTTTTTCCAGCAAAGTATTGCATCAGGATTTGTGGTCGTTATTCTTTCAATTGCGATGTACCTTGTGATTGAATTGAAAGATCAATACGCATATCATAAAGTCGCATTTTACTTATGGCTCTTTTTAAGTATCTTTTTTGTTGTAACAACTTACAGAATTATTAATATACTTATGAAGGCATTGTTTATTGAGGCTGGTACCGCGAGTGAGAAAAACACTAATCAACCCAATCATATGAGTGAAGAATCAATTGATCAGTTCAAAAATGAAAGCATAAGAAAATCATAAAATTGAACAAAATTTAAAGTAGAGCCATCGGGAAAGCATCCCAGTGGCTCTTTTTAATGGGTAACAAAAGGGTAACGGCAGGTCTATTTTTCAATGTTTTTATCAAATTAAGTACGACAATACTATACGGTTAAATCCCTTATAGATACTGCTATCAGCTCACATAAGACAGCATAATCGTATATGGGCGGCATGATGTGATGAAATCATTATCGAAGTAATTCGATGATGAGCGACCGCGCTTTAGCGGCAGATTTCATCGCCGATGGAGCAGAAAACGCTCCATGCGGTAATCTAGGCTGAAAAGCCTTGCCCCCATTTTGACCATATAGAAATAAAAGAGGCTTCTCACTAGTTCAGATTGAACTTTGTGAGAAGCCTGTTTTATTTAGCGTTGCGAAGTTCATCAAGCATTTGGTTAAATAGTGAACGATGCTTTCTGCCATTGGGCGATGCCCCTGTTCAGCAGGTAGTAGAATGTGCGTAAATAAGGAACTTCTAATCCTTCGAATAGGGCAAAAACGACAAACAAAAAAGCGGTGCAAGCATAACCCTTGCACCGTTAATACCTTACATCTACCGATGAGTCATATGAGCTGGAGCCACTGCTTTTTCACTGCTTTTTTGAAAAAATAACTTAATTAACGGCGGAGTAATCAAGGTCGTCAAGAGAACGACCATGACGATTGCGGTATAATAGCTCGCTGGTAGCAAGCCTGCCGATAAACCTGCCGATGCAATAATAAGTGCCACTTCTCCTCGCGAAACCATGCCGGAGCCAATAGCCAGCGACTGTCTGGAACTGAAGCCGGTGAGCCGCGCTCCCAAGCCGCCGCCTGCCATCTTTGTAATAATGGCAACTATCGTCAAAAGCACAATAAACAATGCTTGGCTGCCAAGTCCCTCGAATGAGATATTAAGACCGATACTGACGAAAAAGACAGGAACAAACAAGGTGTAAGCGATAGGCTCTACCTTTTGCTCGATGACGGGCCTGAAGGTTGTGCGTGACAGCGCGAGTCCTGCCGCAAATGCGCCGATGATTCCGGCAACGCCCATATATTCCGCGAAATAGGAGTAACCGAAGCAGAGCAACAAAGCACCGCTCATTACACCTTCGCTCACTTTTATTTTGGACATGAGTTTTATCAAAAATGGAACGGCAAAGCTTACTGCAATGATGACGATAAAAAAGATTGTTTTTTTCAACAACATAACAGGCAGGGAGACGGCTTCAGCATCACCCAGCAAGCTCATCATAACGGCAAAAAGAACAACGACAACAACATCATCCACGACAGCCGCGCCCAAAATGGTTGTTCCCTCTCTGGAGCCAAGCTGGTTCATTTCTTTCAAGGATTGCACGGTGATGCTGACAGAGGTTGCGCATAGCAGCAGACCCATGAATAAAGCGTGAGGCTGGGGCAGTCCTAGCAGAAGAGAGAGGCTGTATCCTCCAAAAAAGGGCAAAATGATGCCCCCTGCAGCAACCGCGACGGATGACATCCAATTTTTCCGAAGCTGGTCCATATCCGTCTCTAGCCCAGCAATAAACATGAGTAATAATACGCCAATTTCCGAAAAGTGTCCGATGAGCTCTCCAGGCTCGACCCATCCCAAGACGGCCGGTCCTAGCAGAATGCCTGCAAGCAGCTTGC